CTGCAAGTTCCGCGTCGATCGACAGCCATTCACTGGCCTGCTGTTTGATGCCCTGGACGACCCCCAGTGGAATGAGGTTTACATCAGTGGCCCATCACAGTCATCCAAATCGCTTTGTGGGTTTGTGATACCTACGCTGCACGACGTTGTCGAAAGAAGGCTTGACGCTTTGGTTGGAACGCCAGAGGCCGACATGATGACCGACAAGTGGGACAAGGACTTTATGCCAGTTCTGCAAAACTCGCCAGCTCTCCAGTGGCTTATTCCAAGCAAAGGCCCTGGGTCAAAGGGTGGCAGAATTAAAGACCGTATCACTCTTGGCAGTGGTGTCGACATCAAGGTTATGTCTCGCGGTGGCAGCGACACCAATAAGGCCGGCTACTCTTCTCCGCGACTGCGACTGACGGAAGCGGCAGGCTGGTCTAAGAAGTCAGAGAAAAGTGTAGAAGGCGGCCCAATTCGTCAGCTCATGGCCCGGCTGCGTGCATTCAAGCGTGACGACCCGCGACGGCTTGTGACTGTCGAGGGCACGATGACGGTCCCCGAAGAACTGCCGGCCAATGCCCGCGGTGAAGACGATGACGATATTTTCATCAGCACGCGGTCGCGTATTGTCTCACCATGCCCGCATTGCGAAATGTTCATTGCCCCAGAGCGTGAGTGCTTGGTTGGCTTTCAAGATGCTCAGACAGAGCAGCAAGTTCGGGACAGGGCTGGTTGGTTATGCCCGGAGTGCAACGAGCTAATCAATGACGCCCAGCGTGCGCAGTCGATGGCAGATTGTCGGTTGGTCCATTTTGGTCAATCAATTAACGGCGATGGGGAAGTCGTTGGCGATGCTCCGCCAACTTCCACGCTGTGGTTTCACTGGACAGCTTGGCACAACCTGCTTCTTGATGCCGCCGATATTGCTCTCGACGAATGGGAGGCCGAGCAGATCGAGGAAGGCACGCAAGAAAAAGAAGATGCCGAACGTGCTCTGTGCCAGTTCACCCACGGCATTGCTTACGAGTCCTCGTGGGACAACAACGAGCCTATCAACGCAAAAGTAATTCGCAAACGCACCGACCAGCTCAAGCGCAACCTACTGCCGCACGACATGGCAAAGATGTCGATAGGCGTTGACCTTGGTGACTGGACGGGCTGGTGGGCCGGCGTCTGCGGAACCGAAACAGGCCAGATGCCGATTCCTGCCTACGGTGCTTTCGATGTTAAACGGCACAAGAACGACAACATCGAAGATCGTGTTTATCACGCTTTGAGCGATCTTGCGGACAACACGATTGAGCAGGGGTTCCCGGTAGATGGCCATGACGGGCTACACGTCCCTGACACTGTCTGGATCGATGGCAACGACCCAGATCATATCGAGGGTGTTTCCAGATTTATCAGGGAGCGTGGCAGCTTCAGGGAGAACCGATACAAGCTCGCTCGTGGTCGCGGTGCTTCAACCAAGTTTGGCAAATTCTTAGAGAAGAAACGAATCGGTGGTGCAATCTTTAGGTTCGGCAACAACTGGTACGCCGAAACCAACTACAAGTACAAAGTACCGCAGTTCTACTTTAGTGCGGACTACTGGAAGCTGTTCGTACATTCCCGGTTCCGGGTGGCTGTTGGCAAGAAGGGATCAATGTACTTCTTTCATCCCGACACGAAGAACGAACACGCGAAGATCACCAACCACATCGCTAACGAGCAATTCAAGCGAGAGTGGGAGCCAGGCAAGGGATGGAAGGAAGGCTGGATTTTGACAGGCGACAATCACTGGCTCGATGCGCTGGCGATGGCATGTGCTGCACTTGATGCAGCAGGCTACAGCTTGGCTGAGATTGTTGTGCTTGTTGATGAAGCGATCGAAAAAGCAGTCGAGACGGCCGAGAATCTAAGTGAAGCGATCAAGCCCAATGACGACAACTTCTTTGCGAGGTTCCTGTCAGGTAGTCAGTGCTCGAAAAAACCTGCCAGTTCGAAAAGTTCGCCAGCAATTAAATTGTGCGAAAAATGCCGACACTGTAAGCCCCAGACAGGAAAGCGATTTTGTAATGAGTGTGAAAAAGAACTATTGCGGGAGATGAACGAAACGGGATTTTTGGAGACGGGCGGGCATGGGCGAAAAGGCCAAGGCCGTACCGCAGAACACAAAGAGAATACCTACGAAACAAAACACGGGACTGGACACGGATAGATGCAACTAGAAAAAGTCCAAGCACCAGAATGCCCAAAGTGTGGTTGCAATGCGACTTCCCTGATTGACGCTGGGGCAAGCGCAGGCAGTGTGTGGGCACGGTTTGAGTGCGACTTCGAAGAATGTGGTCATGTTTTCTCAATGGGAAGTCCCCCCAGAAAGTACAAAAAGCATCGTTGCTACTGTCCGCACTGCGGGCAACCAGACCCCAGGGTAACTAGTCCGCGACCAGATCTTGGCGTGCGATACCACAAGTGCCAACGATGCGGCGAGACTAGTAAGACCCCCATGTAGTTTATGCGGACTATAAAACCCGCCCGCTGAACTCAGCCAATTCTCTCGTACCATTCTGGTATGGCTGAAACTGAGACTAAGGCGGAGCGACTTTCGCAACTATGCGATGAGATCGGCTACGCCCTTGGTCGTGGCGAAATGCCCGAGAACCAACTGCGTGAGTTCCGGTTTCTCTGGCGCACGACTCCCGACCGCGAAAAAGACGGCCTCAGTTATACGCTCAAAGACATCGAAGAACTGGTCAAGAACTTGCGCAATGAAATGGCGCTGACCAACGGTGCCAATAAGTTGCAGCGCCGACCAGTTGTTTTCGGCAGGCCAGACGAAACGGTTGGCAACGACTAAATGGGATTACTAAGCTCACTCAAGAATCTCTTTTCACCGAGACAATCGGTGCCGGAGAAAGTTCCCTACAAGGTCGAGCCGTTTGAGTCCAGTCGCTTTGGCTCCGTCAGCGATCGAATCAACCGAGAACACTGGTCACAGGCAATTGGCCAGTCGATTAACAACGATTTGGTGCAGCGGCTACCGGCCCTGCAAGCCCGCTGTGGCTACGAATACGGCACAAACCCAGACTTCGAGGGCGTCTGCAATACGTTCAAAGACGACGTTGTCGGCCGCAATGGCCCGATGCTTCAAGTCATCAGCCAGAACTCTCGATTCAACGACATGGTCGAGGCAGGCTATCGCGAAGTGTTCGCCGACCCAGACCCTTCGCACCGTTACGGTGGCGTTGAAGATATGCGGACCTGGGTCCAGTCGCTTTTGACTGCTGGTCCGTACTACAACGTGATCACCAATACGCCTCGCAAGAATTCTCGCATGACATTCGGCTGGCGATCGGTTCACGCCCGGCGGTTTGTAACCCCTGCTCAGTATTCTTCTGATCCAAACGTCGCATTTGGTTGCCGGTACGACGAAAACACTGGCGAGCCAATTGAATACTACATCCAGAAGCCCAGCAGGCTGGCAGGCTCACAATACTTCACCGGCGAATTCGACACGGTCCCTGCCGATTCTGTGCAACATTGCTTCATTCCCGTTGAGGCAGAGCAGCTTACCGGCTACCCGATGATGTCTAGCGCACTGGATACCGCAGCGGATCTCCGCGAACTCGACAAGTATGTGCTGCAATCAATCAAGCTGACCGCAGCCAACGCACCGTACCTGCAAAACATGCACCCGGAGTCGACGATTGACCCCGAACCGGTGCCTGATGGTTCTATCAGATACGAGCCGGGCGAAGTTGCGGTTGCTCCAAGCGGGTGGGCGTGGCAAGCACCGAACGCCAATCAACCAACCGCTCAATACTTGCCGTTCAAGCATGAAAAAGCCGCGGAGCTAGGACGGCCTTTGCACATGCCTCTGCTGGTTGTGCTGCTCACTGCTGCCGAGGCGAACTTTGCATCAGCCCAATACGAAGGCACTGTTTACGCTGACGGCATTGCAACGGTACAGGGTTTCATCGAGCGACGTTCGCTAACACCGTTTGTGACCGATGGCATCATTCCAGAGGTCGTCTTCCGAAATCGTGTTGCTGTTCCCGACACGTTCGAGCTTGTCTGGACATGGAACGTACCGGCACACGCCAACATCGAGAAGTTTGCCAAGGCAATTCGCACGCTGCTCGAAGACGGTGTCATCAGCCAAGCAGACGCTTGCGGATTATTTGGCCGCGACTGGGAGAAGGTCGTTGCAAGCCGGGCCAAGGTGCAAGAGAAGCTGGAAGAATTAGGACTGCCACTGCCGCCAACAAACAGCGGCTATGCCGCGCAGGAACCAGAAGAATCAGAAGACAACGAAGAAACCAACCCCACGGAGCGCCGAAGTGCCAGCCGCTTTAGCTTTGCCTGAAATTGAACTGCCGGATACGCATCGAATGCTTTTCGATCGCGGCCTGTTTGCGCGTGAACTCGACGTTCGCAATAACAGCGTCAATGCAGAAGATCGCAGCTTTGAAGCTGTGGCGGCTACCGAAACGCCGGCCGTCATCTTCGACTATCGCACTTATGAGTTCATTGACGAGATCCTGGTCACAAAGGGCG